TAACAGCTGAAGACCAAATTAAAAACAAGACTGAAGTTGATAAGAAGTCGATCTTCAAAAAGGTCATGGGCAAAGATACTGCCGACTTTGAATCCTTCTTAGCCCTAGATCAGATTAAGGAACAACGCCGCCAACTGGAGAGCCATATGCGGCTCTATGGAAGACCGGGCCTTTACGATTCATGGATCGAGTACCAAGGCCAAGTTCGCAAGGCTCGAAAAGAAGCTGAACGGCAGCGCATAAAGGAACGAGAAGAACTAATCGAGGGTTTGACTATCTTTGGATTTGTTATTGTTCTTATTGGTTCTGCCATTGGGGCTGCCTACCTCTTCTACATATACAAAATGTGAGTCAAACATGTCCCTAGTTAAAAACATGAACAAGCGTAAGAAGGCTGGCACCAGCCGACCTAAAAGCAAGTCTACTGTGAGCGATAAAGCCTACAAGGACATGAAGGCTGGCTGGCCGAAGAAGAAGAAGAAGACATAGCTGTGCAAGATGAGCGCCTCACTCGGATTGAGGATAAATTGGACGCACTATCCAACGCAGTCGTAACACTCGCTCGAATGGAGGAGCGTATGATTACGTTGTTCAAGCGCATGGATCATTACGATGATGAACAGAAGCACATGTGGGATCGCATACGGAAGCTAGACGAAATTAGTAAGTCTAGAGGCCAGAAGCTACATTTTATGGAACGCATCTGGTGGATTTGCCTGACAGCAGCGGTTGGTGCAGGATTTGTGTACATGAGGACATTGGGATGACACCGTTAATTAAAGAGAAAAAACTGTCTGAGAAGCAGGAAATGTTCCTAGATGCACTGATCACAGATGCAAAAGGCAACATCAGGGAAGCCATGCGAATGGCTGGATATTCGGACACTACAAAGATCGCAGAAGTCGTAGGTCCCCTTAAAGAACAGATCACTGAAAAGGCATCTATGGTTCTGGCGATGAATGCGCCAAAGGCCGCCTTCGGTATTGTGGGAGTGTTAGATGATCCTAGTGCAATGGGCGCTAGGAACTCAGTTGCAGCAGCTCGTGAAATCCTAGACCGCACAGGTCTGGTGAAGAAGGAGCAAGTCGAGGTGACAGGCGTAGAAAACGGCCTGTTTATCTTGCCCCCAAAGAAGATCGAAATAGATGAAATGGGAACAGAAGAGTAGGCCCAATCCTACCGCAAAGATACCTTACGCTTATAATGCAAGCGAAGATGACCCTCTAGTATTAATCCCTGACCCAGAGCAGGTTGAGATAGTAGAACAAGCCTTTGTATACCTAGAGAACGGACACTCCCTTCGGGAAACTGCTAATTGGGTTTCGGAACAGACGGGAGTACGGATTTCCCACCAAGGCATCAGCAATTTATGGCGGATGCATAAGGGTGGGGATAGTGTGCGCCAAAAGGATCTGAACAAACAGAACCGTAAGCGTAAACCTAAGACTGCATCAGGAAAGGTTGAAGCTAAACTCAAGCGCAAGATCACAGACGCCAAGCGTATGCGAACTATGGCTGAGAAGAAGCTAAAATCAAAACAACAGCCTGAAGAAGGCTTGATGCAACCCTACGTGGGGATAAGTGAAGGATTAGATTTTGAGGCCACACCTCAAGAACGTGAAATCATCTTCAAACCAAACACGGGTCCCCAAACAGAATTTTTGGCGGCACCGGAAAGAGAAGTCCTATATGGGGGCGCTGCCGGAGGTGGAAAATCCTACGGGCTACTCGCAGATCCCTTACGATATTTTTCAGTACCTGAGTTCAACGGACTCATCCTTAGACGGACAAATGACGAACTCCGTGAACTGGTCTGGAAAAGCCAAGAATTGTATCCAAAAGCGTACCCGGGAGCGAAATGGGCGGAGAAGAAGAGCCAATGGACGTTCCCAAGTGGCGCTAAATTATGGATGACATATCTGGAACGTGATGAAGACGTTCTTAGATATCAGGGTCAGGCTTTTAGTTACATTGGAGTGGATGAACTCACCCAATATGCCACGCCCTTCAGCTGGCAATATTTAAGATCACGACTTCGTACAACTAATCCTGACCTGCCTGTATTTCTTCGGGCGACAAGCAATCCCGGCGGCCCCGGCCACCAATGGGTAAAAAAAGCCTTTGTAGACCCCGCTCCTGCAGGAAGGGCATTCGATGCTACAGACATTGAGTCTGGAGAAGTCCTTAGATACCCAGAAACTCATGAGAAGGCTGGTCAAGCACTATTTCAACGCAGGTTTATACCTGCAACACTTAGGGACAACCCCTACCTGTTTAAAGATGGCACCTACGAAGCCAACTTGTTATCGCTTCCAGAAATGCAGAGGCGACAACTACTAGATGGGGATTGGGCGGTTGCTGATGGTGCGGCATTTGGCGAGTTCAGGCAATTAACTCATGTATGTGAGCCGTTTGAAATACCCCATGAATGGCGTCGATTTAGGTCCGCTGACTTCGGTTATAGTTCCTATAGTGCGGTACACTGGTTTGCTATTGACCCCAGTTATGAAACACTTTATGTTTACCGTGAACTGTACCTTAGTAAACACACGGGCAGGGACTTATCTAAAGCCGTACTTAGTGCCGAAATAGGCGATAACATACAGTACGGAATCCTCGACAGCTCATGCTGGCACCAAAGAGGAAACATCGGACCCAGCATAGCAGAAGAGATGATAGCGGAAGGCACAAGATGGCGTCCGTCTGATCGATCTTCAGGAGCTAGGGTTGCAGGTAAAAACAGACTTCATGAATTACTAAAAGTAGACGAAGAAACAGGAACCCCGGGCATAGTGTTTTTTAACAATTGCCGACAAATTATCGCAGATATTCCTGTTATACCGTCTGACCCAAAAGGCACGGATGATATTGATCCCCGATATGCCTCAGACCACGCATATGACTCGATAAGGTACGGCATCATGTCCCGACCTAGAGCATCTTCACCATTTGATTTTGGAGACAAACCCATAAACAGATGGCAACCCTCTGACTCAGTATTTGGATACTAATATGGCTTTAATGACTAGACCGGAAGATATTTCACCAGATACTCCTACCGAAAATGCAAGTGTGGTGGCTCTGAAAGAGGATGGTAACGTAGAAGAAGAAAACCTTGAGTTTTCTGGTCTAGTTGCATACGTCCGGGACCGCTACGAACGGTCTAAAACACGGCGTCAATCTGATGAAGATCGCTGGCTTATGGCATACAGGAATTATCGGGGTCTTTATGGACCAGAAGTTCAATTTACTGATACCGAAAAGTCCAAAGCATTTATTAAGATTACCAAGACTAAGGTTTTGGCTGCATACGCACAGGTAACAGATGTTCTGTTTGCTGGCAGCAAGTTTCCTATTGGTATTGAGGCTTCCCGCTACCCTGAGGGGGCTGAGAAGTCCATGAACTTTGAGGCGCAGACACAGACAGGGCCTGATGGTAAGTCCCCACTGCGTCCTATTAGTCCTCGCCCTGAATTATTGGAAAAAGCAGGTCCATACAAAAACCGATTAGACCCAGTTAAGGACTCATTGCAGGAAGGTCCCGGCGCTACACCTACTTCCGCTACGTTTGAGCCAGCTAAAAGGGCAGCTCAACTGATGGAGGGTCTAATACATGACCAGCTTGATGAATCTGATGCAGATAAGCACTTACGCTCGGTAGCCTTTGAATGTGCCTTGTTTGGTACAGGTGTTTTGAAGGGTCCGTTTGCATATGACAAGGAATACCCTCGCTGGAATGCTAAAGGTGAGTACGAACCTACATTTAAAACCATACCCAAGGTAGAATCTGTTTCTATCTGGAATATGTACCCTGATCCTGACGCACGTAACATGCAGGACTCAGAATATGTAATTCAACGCCATCGTTTAAGCCGCACACAGGTACGGGCACTTAAAAACCGTCCATTCTTCCGTGAGGAAAGCATTGAGTTAGCAATCGATTTCGGTGCTGACTATACCCAACAGTATTGGGAAGAAATCCTAGAAGATAACCAAACTCAGTCCGACATTGAGCGCTATGAAGTCCTAGAATATTGGGGCGTCATCGACAATGAAACTGCTGAAGCTGCAGACCTAGCACTACCTGAAGAATTAAGTGACAAAGACGAAGTTCACGTCAATGCATGGATCTGTAACGGCCAAGTGTTGCGTCTGGTGATGAACCCCTTCACTCCGACCCGCATTCCTTACTCGGCGGTGCCTTACGAGCTTAATCCTTACGGATTCTTCGGTATTGGCGTTGCTGAGAACATGGAAGATACGCAGTTATTGATGAATGGCTTTATGCGGATGGCCGTGGACAATGCTGCCCTATCGGGCAACCTATTAGTAGAAGTTGATGAGACAAACTTGGTCCCGGGACAGGATATGTCCATATACCCGGGCAAAGTGTTTCGGAGACAAGCGGGTGCCCCCGGACAGGCCATCTTCGGAACTAAGTTCCCTAACGTAAGCCAAGAACTCATTATGATGTTTGATAAGGCTCGACAGCTTTCGGATGAAAGCACTGGTATGCCTTCATTTGCGCATGGACAGACAGGCGTTACCGGGGTGGGACGAACTGCTTCGGGTATGTCGATGTTGATGGGTGCTGCGGCACAAGGCATCAAATCCGTAGTTAAGAATGTCGATGACTACCTTTTGGCACCTCTAGGTAAATCCTTATTTTCATTCAACATGCAGTTTAACTATAACGAGGACCTTCAAGGGGACCTCGACGTAGTTGCCCGGGGCACTGAAAGCCTGATGCGTAACGAAATCAGGTCACAGCGTTTGATGCAGTTCATGCAGCTTTCTGGTAATCCAGCAATGGCTCCCTTCATCAAGTTTGACTACGTTTTACGTGAAATTGCAGCCTCAATGGATCTGGATGAAGACTACATCATGAATGATCCTCGTGAGGCTATGGTACAGGCTAAGTTGATGGCGGAGATGGCAGCTTTGATGCCACAGGCCGCACAAGCACAGGCAGCACCACAGTCCCCTGATCCTACCAACAGCGGTGGCGGTCAGGCAGTTCCGGGCAATGCACCAGAACCGGGCGCACCCGGATTTACGGGCGGCGGCGGTGGAGACAATGGTGGCAATCCGCCACCTCAAGCACCTCAAGGGCAACCTCAATAATGTGGGTACTGATGTTCTTTCAGCTAATAAATAACAACCTAAGTCACTACCAAATCGGCCAGTATCCTACTCAAGAAGAATGCGCCCGACAGACTGACAGAGCCACCGTTCTGGTAACAACCAGCAACATAGCGCTCTACTGCTTTGAGGTAAAATAATGGACAAATTATTCTACCGAAAACTCCTAATTATGGTGAACGACACAGCGCACATGGAGTTGCTCCATAGCTACGTGGCTGGCCGAATGGACATACTGCGGGGTCAACTTGAAACCGCAAAGGACATGGATCGTGTTCGCCAAATCCAAGGCTCCATACAAGAACTTAAACGGTTCAAAACTCTCCGGGAAGAAGTCGTAAAGGAGTCTGAATAGTGGACGTACAAAGACAAGATAACCCCCGCATTGAAGAGTTGCGTGGATTTATGTCTGAGTCGCCTAGTACGACTATGGATGATATTGAGGCTGCAGGATTCACCTCTGATGAATTTGCCTTAATGTCCCAGATGGATCGTAGCGACCCAGAGTTTGAAGACAACAGAACTACTGTATTTGGAAAGCCCGTTTGGGAAGACATGCGTACAGGTGAGATGTACTCAGAGAAATCTGAAACCCGTCCTATTGGTACCGAGTATATGTCGGCACCAACTATAGATCCGGATACAGGCGAACCCTACGAATCTGACTTTTTAGCTAATTGGTTTAGTGAAAACGGCAATGTTGACCCGTTTACCGGGGATAAAATCCCTACCTTTTCAAGCGCCGAAGATGCAGACAAGTACGCCAAATGGCGTAGTGAAAATCAGTTTAATTCAGATGTATTAGATGAGAACTACTGGTCTGCCGCCAGTGGTCTTGAGGATACGTCAGGTGGCTCTGAGTTGAGCTACTATAACCCTACATGGCGAGAAAAATCTAAGTACGCCATATCTGGGTTCATGCAAGACAACCTTGGGATGGATAACTACCAAGCTAACAAATTTGCTGAAGGTTTTACTGGGAATGAAAACGCTTCTTGGGACAACGGCGGTATTGGTCTTCTTGATTTCACTCCTGCAGGTCTGGGGTACGGAACACAAGAAGCCAAACGGGATTTCCGAATTGCCAGTAATAAAGACGACAAACTTGGGATGGGCCTCGCCGTAGGTGAAGGTCTTCTTAATGTTGCTGAAGCCTTTCCACTTAGTAAAGCAGCAATAAAGCCATTACGTGCTGGGGCTGAAAGCCTAGTAGATCTAGCAAAACGTGTTGACGTAGATTCCAACACACTAGGCTCCCTTGGCGGTAACATCAGCCTGAAGCCTAAAGTAGATTCTACTGAAGCAGAGGCTGTACTAGATATACGTGCAGCTCAGATGGAGTTAGCGGTTAAAGATCGCATTCAGCCTAGCGGTGAAAACCCTTTGTTTGACTTATCTCCTGATAGCTACACAAAGACATTACCCGAGCAGAAGAAGACACCAGTACCACGCCAGCCCACAGGCACAAATAAGCCTCTACCTAAGGGTGACCGAGGCCGTGCGGTAAATGAGTCAGTTAATTCTATAGCAGACCGACTAGCTGAACGTATGAAGCCTTGGCTTGGCACTGAAGCACAGTATTTCTACCACACTGGACCCATTGTAGACAAAGCCATGTCGATGGGCTTCAAAAAGGAAGAAGTGTACGAGTGGATGAAAGAGTTTGCAGACGCATACGCTGCAACTAGCCCACGTACTGAAACTGCCCAAAACATCCGTAATGCTACCTTGGTAATGACAAAGCGTCATCTGGGAATTGATATAGATGAAATCATAGGAAAAGGCAGCGGCGGCATTAATGAAAAAGGCTATCCCATGATGATTGGGGATAGTGGTATTCATAGGCAGCTTACAGAGGCCACACAGAACGGCGGCATCAATCCTAACACTAATCCGAAGCCAGCCACATTTGCCGAAAACGTATATGGCAACTTAGATGGCGTCACTGTCGATACCCACGCTATCCGTGGTGCGCTCGATGCTATGAATGAGATCAATCCGGGAAGCATTCCGATTGACTACATCAAACCCAAGTTCCGTGATCAATACAAAGCCGATCCTCTTTCTTTAAACCCAGCCAACATGATTGATGACAGCATGGGTTCACAGATGGTGGACGGTACAAAGATGCAAACTGAATACGCAGTATTCTCTGACATCTATCGCCTGACCGCTGAAAAGCTGGATGTATCACCTGCCGAAGCACAATCTATGGGTTGGTTTGGCTCCGGTGACAGCACAGGACTAGCATCAGAATTAAAGTCAGTCGCCCGTCTCTTAGATGAGCGTATTGACGTTACCGCACAGGCGCTGGGCGAAAGCAAAGAGAACGTATTTAAAAAGCTCTTAAATAAGGAAATTCCCGTCTTGTCATTGTTTGGCGCAGCTACTGGCGCAGGATTGATGAGTGATGGTGAAGACAACCAACCTCAACTTGCTCGGGGCGGTTTCCTAGACAAGTCGGAAGGCGAAAAAGGCATCATGTCTTTAGCAGGACAAGATATGGCGGATGAGGCCTTTCGCTTAGATCGAGCCAAGGCAGATCTTAATGGTGATGGTAAACTTAACGAATATGAAAAAGCGAGAGGCAAAGCCGTGCAAAAAGCAATGAAAAACGAAGAACCAAAGGAACTTTTCTTAGGCGGCCTACTCGGCGCTTTAGGCGGAGAAGGTGCGGGAGGTTTACTTGCCAGCGCAAGCCCTCTGGGCGCTCTTTTGTCGGGAGAAGATGGTGCATCAAAACTAGGCGGTTTAGGGCTAGGTTCCCTGCTTGCAGGAAAGCTGTCTGACTCTGATCTAGATCCTAAGGATATGCTGGGTGGCGTTCTTGGAATGGCACTAGGTGGTGGTCCTGTACCCGGCTTGGCTGGCATGGCTATGGGCGACAAATACAATGATAAAATAGAAGATGTCCTCAAGAAATACCTTACGAAGGATTTCAGCAACAACGATATGATGCCTCTGATGGGTCTTTTAAAAGATCGATTTGCTCAAGGCGGCTATCTAGATGGCTCTGACAACAAAACTATGACTGCGGCCCACGGCGGCATGTCTTGTGGTGAGGGTATGATGTCCGACCCATATGAAGAGGGCACGATGCCCGGATCATATTATACCACAGAAGAAGAAACAGGAAATCCTGTCCCTGTCGGATCTTTACCTGAAGAAGTATCAGACGATATTTCTGCATTATTGTCCGAAGGTGAATACGTGATCCCGGCGGATGTAGTTCGCTGGCACGGACTTAAACATATTCAAGACATGATGACCGAAGCTAAAACTGGCCTGATGTCTATGGATATGATGGGGCAGCTACACGACACTGGAGATTCCGGTGAGGAGTATGGGGAAGAGGACGGGCAGGGGGAGCTAGAAGAATATGAAACACCTGAAGGCAATGACGTAGAAGTTGCTTCGGTGGATACGGAAGAAGAAGTCCTAGAGGAAGATGATGAAGAGGAAAAAGCTACAACAGTTAGCTACGCCTTCAAATCAACTCCCAAGGTTGCCTTCATCCGATAACCCTTTGCGTGGGAAGGGCTACCCGCAGACCCCGAGTTAAACTCGGCTACTTTCGGCCCCCAAAAGGAAACCCTAAAATGGCTAAATATCAAGGTGCGTACCGAGAAGATCTCGGTGCGGAAGAAAAACCGTATTCAGAAGAGTTGGCTAACGAAAATCAGCAGCCAGCGCAGCAAGCAGCATCAGGAGATGATGAAAGCTGGCAAAAGCGATACGGAGATCTTCGGCGACATACTCAAATGCAGATGTCCGAAAAAGATCGTGAAGTGCAGCAGATGAAGCAACAGCTCGCCTCTGCAACTAAACAACAAATTCGTTTTCCAACATCCCAGAAAGAGGTCGCAGATTGGGTTAAAAAGTACCCAGATGTTGCCAATATCATCGATACGATTGCACAGAAGCGTTCTCTAGAAGCTCTGGCGATGGGTGAAAAGAAGATGGAAGGCTTGAAAAAGCTCGAAGGAGAAATCTCCCGAGGTAAAGCAGAAAACTTACTGCGCAAGGCTCATCCAGATTTTGATAAGATACGAGCTAATCCGGCGTTTCATAAGTGGGCTAAAGTACAGCCTAAGTATATTCAGGATGCTCTTTATAAGAACTCCAACGATCCTCATGCCGCAGCTCGTGCTATTGATTTGTTCAAAGCCGATCTGGGTGCCAGAGGTAGTAACAAAAGTGCTGCAGCAAGCGTGGGTAGATCCCCATCAGCAGCGCCTAGTGGTGGAACTCGGGCACGATTTAAAGAAAGCCAAGTCGATGCTATGACTTCGGTAGAGTTCGAGAAAAACGAAGACGCTATACTTGATTCAATCAAGCGTGGTGAATTTGAATACGACATGTCTGGTGCTGCACGTTAAAACAGCTAAGTGTTGCAAAAAACACCTAATGATGGTATAACAAAAGCATCAAACAAAACTCAAACTGACCCTTCCTAGAAGCCACTTAGTTTGTTTGACCCCCCAGAAGAATATAGACGATTAGTCCACCAGTAAGGTGAGGCCCGTACTCTTGTATGCACCCTCTATGCCTAACTGCCGCCTAATAGCTCTCTTCTGATCTGACAAGCCCTTTCGGGCCGCCATTTCACAAGGAGAAATACAATGGCATTCGCAAAAGCAAGTGGGTATTCTAACCTACCAAACGGAAACTTCTCACCTGTAATTTACAGTCAAAAAGTGATGAAGGAATTTCGCAAGACTTCCGTCTGTGAAGATATTACAAATACGGATTACACGGGAGAAATCAGCCAATACGGGGATAGTGTGCGCATTATTAAGGAGCCTGAAATCACAGTCTCAACTTATGAGCGTGGTACTACTCTGGCTACTCAAGATCTCGCAGACGCCGACTTCACAATGGTTGTCGATCAAGCAAACTACTTCCAGTTCGCAATCGACGATATTGAAGCCGCACATAGCCACGTAAATTTCATGGATCTGGCAACAGACCGTGCAGCTTATCGTCTGGCCGACACATTTGACTCAGAAGTATTGGGTTACTTGTCCGGTTGGAAAGGCGGCGCAGGATCATGGGCACGTCGTGCAGCTTCTGGCGATACTAACGGTACCAAAGCTAACTCAGCAGCGGCAAATGACGAGCTTTTAGCTACAAATTCACTTAATATTACTGAATTTGGTGGATCTGACCTCGGCGTAGCTGGTGAAGTTACATCAATTCCAATGGCAGCAGGGGGTGGCGCTGGCGCTATCACTTCACCTTTGGCATTGCTTAACCGTATCGCTCGTAAGATGGATCAAGCAAACGTAGATCAAGACGGGAGATGGGTCTGCCTTGACCCGGTCATGATCGAGATGCTCATGGACGAAGATTCAAAATTCATTAATTCTGACTTCGGTGGCAGCGATGAATTGCGTAATGGTCGTCTAGGTAATGGTTTGATTCGTGGCCTTCGTGTCTACAAATCTAACAACTTGCCTTACTTGGGTACTGGCCCAGACACAAATGCGGCAGCAGGTTCTGAGACGAACTTTGGCGTGATTGTAGCTGGTCATGACTCATCTATTGCATCCGCACAGCAGTTGGCAAAAACGGAAACATTCCGCTCGCCAACTACATTTTCGGATCAGGTCAGGGGCATGCAGCTATATGGACGCAAGATCTTGAAGCCTGAGGCTATCATGACCGCAGTATATAACGCTGCATAACAACATATGGTGGGGGGCTTAGTTGCCCCCCGCTACACTTTGATTAGGGTTCAGCATGCCTACTACATTCATAGACCTAACTAATACATTACTTCGCCGCCTTAATGAAGTTGAGCTGGCGGAAGCAGATTTTGTAGGTGCCCGTGGAGTACAGGCATTAGCAAAGGATGCCATTCGTGCATCTATAGCTAAAATCAACTCAGCAGAATTCGAGTGGCCCTTTAATGCGGCAGAAAACTCTCAGGTTCTTATTCCCGGCGTTGAGGAATACAGTTGGCCAGACTTCTTTAAAAGCACGGAATGGAATTCATTTCAGATCCAAAAAGATGACAATCTAAATACCAATACTAAAGCTCTTCGATTTATCGAGCGTGATTACTATTACAGATCATTTAGGTCAGCAGACCAAGACGCAGGAAACTTGGGTTTATCTATGCCGGATTATGTATTTCCTAGCCACGGCAATGGGTACGGCGTCTCACCTTCTCCTGACAAAGCCTATACAATTAAATTTAGGTATTTCATTACACATTCCAATTTACAGGCCACAACGGATCAAACCCGTGTGCCTACGATCTACGACCACGTAGTCATAGATGGGGGCATGTACCACATGTATATGTTCCGAGATAATACCGAAGCAGCCAATGTTGCTATGTCCCAATATATGATGGGCATTAAAGAAATGCAGACCGTTCTGATTAACAAATATCAGAATGTCCTAGATACCCGGGTTAACTTTTAATGCCGGATAACATTCAGTCATATAAAGTTTTATCTTTGGGCGGCTTAAATGCCACTCAAAATCACTTACAGCTCAGTGAAGAAGCCCCCGGCGTAGCCACTCGTCTGGTAAACTACGAACCAAGTTTATTTGGTGGTTACCGCAGAATAGACGGGTTCACCAACTATGGTCAGAACGTAGAGGTTGGCGGAGCTGATGCGGAAGGCCCGGTATTGGGTCTAGAAATATTCTTTAACGAGAATACGTCTGCGTCAGAGGTAATAGCCTCTCGTAAGGATCGTGCATACAAATTCACGGTCACATCTGCATCACAAAGCAACTACACAGGGTCGGATGATAATAGCCGCACCTTAACCATTACAAACCCAACCAACCTCGTTGTTAGGGTCAATGGTACGGTACAGGCATCGTCTGCGTATAATGTTGTAAGTAACACTGTATCATTTTCTAGCGCACCTGTTCAAAACGATGTGGTGACCATCGATAACCAACAGTATTCCTTCTATCGGTCTACTACCGCAGGTTCGTGGTCTAAGTATACCACAGGACTTATTCACAACACTGCCACCTCTAGTGCTGATCGTGCGATTAAAAGAATTAGAGCCGCCCAATACAACTTTGGTGGTGGCGGTAAAATCTGTTTTGTAGACGGTATCAACAACGCAGTAGTATTTAACGGTATCACATGGGTGTATTTAAGTCCCGGCAACACAGGCGCATCAGGATCTCCGGGCGGATCTAACGCCCCAGCAAGACCCGAATTGGTTAAAGCCTTTGAAGGTTACCTATTCTTAGGTGGTGATCAGGTAAGCCAAGATGCCGTAGCTTTCTCAGACACACGAAATGATCTTAATTTCAACCCATCCACAAACTCAAGCCTACTGCGTGTAGGTTTTGATGTGGTTCAGTTTGCCCCATTCCGAAAAGACCTATTCATCTTTGGCCGAAATGAAATCAAAAAGGCCGTAGAAGAAACTGACCTTATTTTTATATTGGAACCTGTCACGGCTAACATGGGATGTGTTGCTCGGGACTCCGTTGTTGAAATTGGAGGTGATCTTGCATTTCTAGCGCCTGATGGTGTGCGTCCAGTGGCCGGAACTTCCAGAGTGGGTGACGTGGAGATCGAGACGATCTCAAAGTCAGTTCAGACTCTTCTGTCTACACTCGGGGATAACTATAACTTGGACGACCTAGTGGGCGTTGTTGTCCGCACTAAATCACAATTGAGGTATTTAATTAGCGGAGATGAATCCACTGTATCTGAGGCCTTCGGCGTTATCGGTGGGCTTAGAACGGCGGATCAGCAACTGGGCTGGGAGTTCGGTGAACTTCTAGGAATTAGAGCTAACTGTGCTGCCTCAGGCTTTATAAACGGGTCTGAGGTAGTCATTCATGGCGACTACAACGGAAAAGTATATCAGCAGGAGCGGGGTACTACCTTCGGTGGGTCTGATATCGTGGCCGTGTACTCTACACCTTTCTTTGACTTCGGAGATACCGAGGTACGCAAACATATTAGACGAATTAACACATTTGTACGGGCCGAAGGTCCAATGACTATTAACTTAGGTTTAACCTACGATTGGTTTGCTGCGGATACTTTCAACCCGGCAAACTATGTAGAAGAAATTGAGGGCTTTCCGGTTCAGTACCGAGGCCCAAACGTATCATACGGAGCTTCCGGCATTTTATACGGTGGCTCAGACAAACCAATCATAAGCACTGCAGTAGAAGGAAGTGGCTTCTCAGTTAGGGCTACTTACGTGACCATTGGTGATTTTGCTCCTTATTCAATTCAAGGAATTGTCATCGAATATACGCAATCAGGGAGACGATAATGGCTGGATACACCAGACAGTCCGCAGCATCGATTATTAACGGTGAGAACATTACCGCCCCTCCAATCAATGCAGAATTCAATCAACTTAAAAGCGCATTTGATGGTACCTCAGGACACGCTCATGACGGTACAACGGGTAATGGTCCTCAGATTAGCCTTACCACATCTGTTAGTGGTTTCTTACCTGCGGCTAATGGTGGTCTGGGCGGCAAAAACAACTATGCAGCAACTACCAATCCAACGGTAGGTGACGACACTAGCGATGGCTATGCTGTAGGTTCAGCTTGGTATAACGTACCAGATGACCGTTATTACATTTGTATGTACAATGCTGTGGGCGCAGCTGTATGGCTAGAAAACAGATTCATTGACTCTAACGGCGACCTACGACCTCATTCAAACGGATTAAACGATCTTGGGCACACACTAAAGCGCTGGAAGGATTTATTCCTATCCGGTAACGCAGACATTGATGGTAGCCTAAACGTAGCTACCACAACCTATTTAGGTGGCATCCTTACAGTAAATGCTAATGCTAACTTTGCTACAGGTACGACAACTACAATCAGCAACATCGACGTAGCTTCAGGTGCTATCGATAATGCTGCTATTGGTACATCCGTAGCTGCCGCAGGTACATTCACTACATTAAATGCTAACACCTCGCTGGTGGCTGCTACAGCCGATATTAACGGCGGCACAGTTGACGGTGCTACTATCGGTGCTTCTACGCCTTCAACAGGTGCCTTCACTACTCTTGGAGCATCTGGAACATCCACACTGGCAACAGTTGATATTAACGGCGGTAACATCGATGGCACTGTCATTGGTGCTTCTAGCCATAGCACGGGTAAGTTCAC